TCGAGAAGTTCGTCGGCTCGGTCAACGCCGGCCGACCAATGGTTCTTGAGGGCGGCACGAAATGGGACTCCCTCACGATCAATCCTGAAGATGCCCAGATGCTAGAGTCGCGCGCGTTTTCAATCGAAGAAGTCTGCCGAATGTTCGGCGTGCCGCCGCATATGGTCGGCCACACGCAAAACTCGACTAGCTGGGGCACCGGCCTTGAGCAGCAGACTCTAGGGTTCCAGAAATTCACGCTGCGCCGCCGCCTGAAACGCATCGAGCAGGCGCTTCAAAAGCAACTGCTTTCGCCGAACGACATAGCTCAAGGGATAACGATTGAGTTTTCGCTTGAAGGGCTACTGCGCGGCGACAGCGCGGCTCGGTCCAATTTCTATGCGTCCGGCCTTATTAACGGGTGGATGACGATTAACGAGGTGCGAGGTCTTGAGAACTTGCCGCCAGTGCCGGGGGGCGACGAGCCGAGAACGCAGATGCAAAACGTACCGATAACAGCACTACCCGCCAGAAGTGAGGTCGTATGAACACCAAAGAATTCGAGCTTGAGGTCAAATCAACGACCGAGGCCGGAGTGATAGAGGGTTACGCCAGCACCTTCGGCGGCGCCCCAGACTCATACGGCGACGTCGTTGAGCCCGGAGCCTTCGCCAAATCCCTGGCTCGTCACAAACGCGAGGGCACGGCGCCCTTGATGCTATTCGGCCACCAATCAGGCGACGTGCCGATTGGCGGATGGGATGAAATCGCCGAAGACGGTAAGGGGCTGTGGGTAAAGGGCACCATTGATATTGACGACCCATTTGGGAGCCGTGTTCATCGCGCGCTCTCAAAGCGGCGTATGCGCGGGTTGTCTATTGGGTATGTCACAATTTCGCAGCGGCCAGATGAAAAAAATTCATCGATTAACCGTCTGACCGAGGTTGACCTGTACGAAATATCCGTAGTCCCGTTCCCGGCAAATCGCCGCGCGACGGTTACCGCGGTAAAGTCGAACGAATTTCGCGCCAAACTGGCGGCCGGGGGCCGGCTGACAGTGCGGGAGTGGGAGTTTCTTCTCAAGGAGACCCTTGGGCTTAGCAACTCCGAGGTTGAGCGGGCCGTCCGCCTCAATCTCAAATGTGGCTCGGGGGAACCGGGCGCAGACGGCTTGGCATTTCTGCGCGCCCTTTCTGGCGCCACCACCAGAGGAAATTGAAATGGAAAAGACAGCAGAGGAACTGGCGATCGAACTGCGCCAGTCGTATGAGAAGGCCGTTGGTAGCGTCCGCGAAGTCGCCGAACAGGCACTCGGCGAAGCGAAAGCTAACGGATCGTTGGCCGAAAAGACCAAGGAACTCGCCGACGAAGCGCTGCTCGGCGTTTCCGGGATCAAGGCGCAGATCGATGCTCTTGAGCAGCGCATCCTTGAGAATGCCGGCAGTCGGCGAGATGCGGAGAAGTCGGTCGGTGAAATGTTCGTCACTAACGAAAAGGTGAAGGCATTCATTGGGCAAGGCACCCCGCGCGGGCGCGTTGATATGGAGGTCAAGGCGACCCTAACCAGCCTCACCACGGATGCCGCCGGATCGGTCGGCGACGCCATCAACCAGACCCGCCTGTCGGGGGTTATGCCGTTGCCGCAGCGGCGGATGACCGTTCGCGACCTGCTGTCGCAGGGGCAGATGGACGGCTCTACGCTTGAGTACGTCAAGGAAACTGGCTTCACCAACAGCGCGGCGCCGGTGGCGGAAGCCGCGGCCAAGCCGGCCAGTGACCTGAAGTTCGATCTTGTGAGCACGTCGGCGAAGGTCATCGCGCACTACATGAAGGCGAGCCGTCAGGTGCTTGATGACGTCGCGCAGCTTCGGTCGATCATCGACAACCGGCTGCTTTACGGGCTGTCGTATGTCGAGGAAGTGCAACTGCTGAGCGGTGACGGCACGGGGCAGAACCTGCTGGGCATCATCCCGCAGGCCACGGCCTACAGCGCTCCGTTCACCATCACGGACGCCACGGCTATCGACACCATCCGCTTGGCCATGCTGCAAGCGTCGCTTGCCGAATACCCGGCGACCGGCATCGTGTTGCACCCGACGGATTGGGCCCGTATCGAGACCGAGAAAGACGGGCAGGGACGGTACCTGATCGGTAATCCTCAGGGCACGGTAACGCCGACCCTGTGGGGGCTGCCGGTTGTGGCGACGCAGGCGATCACGGTCGACAAGGTGCTTGTGGGCGCCTTCCGCCTGGGCGCTCAGGTGTTCGACCGCTGGCGCGCGCGCGTAGAGGTGGCCACCGAGAACGAGGACGACTTCATCAAGAACCTGGTGACGATCCTCGCCGAAGAGCGCCTGGCGCTGGCCGTGTACCGGCCTGAGGCGTTCATCTATGGCGACCTGGGTTACGTCGCTTAATGCTAAAGGGGCGCTCCGGCGCCCCTTTCTTTCTGGAGGAATGAAAAGTGAAACACACCTATCGTTACCTGCGACCGATGCGCGGTGATCGGGACTACATGCCCGGAGACGTGCGGGAAATGGACGCCGCGGAAGCCAAGCACCTCGTCGACCTTGGCGTCGTCGAAGACCTTGGGCAGATCAAAGAAAAGGCAGATCCGGAACACCAAAACAAGGCCGCTCCGGAGCACACAAACAAGTCCCGCAAGGGAGGCTGACATGATCAGGATGCCATCTCGAAACAAGTTCATTTCGTCTTCGACGGATATCGTCGACATTGGCGGCGCAGTGGCTGATGCGTCGATTACGGTCGGAGCAGAGTCTTCAAACGTTCGCGCCATTACGATTCAGCTCAAGGACGCGCAGGGCCGCGACCTGGCCATTCGATCTGCTGTGCATATCGCCGTATTGGCGGACGCAAACGGCGATGCGCTGGCGACCACCGGGGGTTCTACCGGCATCCAGATCGGCACCGATGGCGCGCTCCTGCCGATCGTTGCAAAGAAACTTTTCCTGGCCATATCGGAGGCAGACGGTGATATCGATCTGACCTGGACCGATACCGGCACAGAGGCCGCCTACCTTGCGGTCATACTGCCGAACGGGAAGATGAAGATCAGCGCGGCAATGACAAACGCCTAATATGGCGCTCAAGGTAGTCACGCCGCCGGCCGTGGAACCGGTAACGCTGCAAGAGGCAAAGGATCACCTGCGCGTCGACACGGCAAATGAAGACGCACTGATATCCCAAACCATAGTAGCCGCTCGCAAATGGTGTGAGGTGTACTCAGGGCTGGCGTTCGTGACTACCGTTTTCGACTATTACGGCGACCGCCTGCCGGCCTTGTTCGAACTGCCAAGGGCGCCATTGCAGTCGGTCGAATCAATAAAGCACCTTGACGCTGACGGAGTGCTACAGACGGTATCGAGCAGTGTCTATCGTGTCGACGCAATCAGCGCCCCGGCCAGAATCGCATTGGGATACGGCCAGTATTGGCCGGATACACAGGACGTAGTTAACTCGGTAGTGGTCAGGTTCACGGCCGGCTACGGCGACGCGGCAGCTGACGTGCCGGAAAATCTGCGCCAGGCGATCCTAATCATGACTGCCGAGCTTTATGAGCAACGACAACAGTCTGTAGCGCAAACGCTCCAGCAGGTGCCGTTTACCGTCCGCGCGTTGCTTGATACGGATCGCGTAGCATCGTTTTGACAATCATTGGAGGCTAGGACATGGCTATTGCGTATTCGACCGCACTTCGGAATGCCCGACTTAATCAGGTGACGGCGAGCGTCGACGCGGGATCTGGCGCGGGGTTGCTGCGGATTTACGACGGCACCCGTCCGGCGACTGGCGGCACGGCGACGACGCTACTGGCCGAACTGACGTTTTCGGACCCGAGCTTCGGCGCGGCATCGGGCGGCGTACTGACGGCCAGTGCAATCACGCAGGATGCGGCGGCTAACGCCACCGGAACGGCAACATGGTTCCGCGTGGTCGATTCGGCAGGCACGTTCGTGATGGACGGCGATGTCGGCACGTCGGGATCGGACCTGAACCTGAACAGCACGTCGATCAGCACTGGCGTGGCCGTCAGCATAACGTCGTTCGTGCTGACCGAAGGAAATGCATGATTTTGTTCTGAGCCCAGCAGGCGAGATGACGTGAGCGGCATCCTGCCCGCGCACCTGCGCGACCTGATCATCCGCCCGACGCTGGTGGACATGGGCCACTACTCGCCCGAGGCCGAGGCGCTGTTGCTGGGCATCGCCGCGCAGGAATCGCGCGGCGGTCGGTACCTGACGCAGCTTCGCGGCCCGGCGCGCGGCATCTACCAGATGGAGCCGGCCACGCACGACGACCTGTGGAGGCACTTCCTGCCGTCCCGTCGCCCGCTCAAGGCGCTGTTGCTGTCCTGGGCGCACGACCCCGCGCCGTACCCGTCTCCCGACCAGATGGTCTACGACCTGCGCTACGCGACCGCCATGGCCAGAGTGCATCTGCTGCGCGTGCCCACGCCGCTGCCCGCGGCCGATGACCTGCCGGCGCAGGCCGCCTACTGGAAACGCTACTACAACACCCCGGCCGGCAAGGGCACGGTCGAGCAGTACATCCAA